GCATTCTGCAGAAACTGCGAGGCAATGCCCACACGGCTGGTCACCATGTTGAGGTCCTGCGTCGCGGCATAGAAATTCAGCGAGATCGTGTACTGCTCCACGCCCCAGTTGGTCGAGGCGAGGCCATTGTCCAGATTGGTGTTGGTCGCGGCTGCCAGCGGCGTGGTGACGCTCGGCTTCAGCCCGGCGCGGGTCTTGGTCAGCGTTTCACCAATACCCACCGCGAATTCCTCGCGGTCGGCGATCAGCCTGTAGCCGAGGCGCGATGTCAGCGCCGTCTCAAACTCGCGCTCGAGAAATCCTTGTTGAATAATCGGCTGAAGTGCTGCCGGGAAATTCTGAATACCCATCCTCTATCCATTCCTTCGTTTGAACATGACTCGTCGTCCAGCAACGGGCATGCCCCATGGCCGGCGTTTTAGACGCAAATTGTAACGGTTATTTCAGCGGCGGCGGATCAGCGCGGCCCTGGCGCTCAGCCATTCCTCATGGCTCAGCTCATTGGCGTGCCGCGTGCGCGGCGGCTCCGGCCTGGGCGGGTTCGCCGCGGCGGAGGACGACGCCCCCGCCCCGAACAGCCACGGCTTCTCCCGCTTCATCCGCGCCAGCAAGCTCGCCGCATCCTCGATCTCGCCGTTCTGGTTCAGCCGTATCGATGCAGCATCAATCAGCCTCAGTCCGTCGAGGTCGATCATCCCGGCCCGCACGGCCTCCGCCTTCAACTCCGCCCGCGCCAACTTTGCTGCCATCTGCGCCTGCATCTGGTTCAGCGCCGCTTCGGCGTTTTCGGCACGTACGCGCCAGTCCTCGGTGTGTTCGTTTTCCTCAGTCATTGCGCATCCTGGTCAATGGCATCCAACTCCGCTTCCACGTCCGTAATCCCATGCGCCGCGGCCACGGTTTTCACCGCCGTCCCGCGCGAGAGCTGCCCCGCATTCACCAGCGCCGAGACCGCCTGCGCCTCCTTCAGCCGGTCATCGGCCGAGAGCGGATACCAGCGCGGCCAGCGCAGCTTCAGCCTCTGCGTCGTATCCAGCGGCGGCACCCTCTCGCCCATCACCGTCAACGGAAATTTCTGCGACGCCCGCACCACCATTTTCATCAGCGGCAAGATCCCACCATCCCCGTAGGCAATGCGCAGATTATCCGCGAGCCAGATCAGCCCCTGGTTCATCATCTCCAGCGCCCGGCCGGACTGCGCCGCCGTCAGCCTGTCCGCGCTGGCCCGGTTGCCATGCACGCTCTCCAGCGCGAATTCCCGCAACGTGCGCACATAGGAGATCACCGCCTCAGCCGCCGTGCCGCCAATCTCCAGCAGCTTGGCATCTCCCTTCTCTGAAACCACGAGGGCATTGCCCGCGCCTTTCACGATTTCAGTATCGCTGGTCGCGGGCTCTTTAATCAGCAACGTCGGGTCGGAGCTGTATTTCAGCCCCCGCCCCGCCTGGCTCAGCTGGTAATCAATCTCGATATTCGTATCGATCGCTGCCCGGAACGTGCACGCCCCATCCACGCCCTCGCCACCCGGCAGATTGCGGATCCACACCACCGGCACAAAACCCAGCCCATGCGTCACGCTGCGCTGCTCGTCCTTCACCGGCCCGCCCAGCGGATCATTCACCGCCCATGGCAGATACCAGGTCTCAGCCTCCGTATCCCAAACGCGCTGGAACCAGTACATCGACTGCACATCGATAGTCTCATAGCCCTGCGCGGCCAGATCCGCGCCGCTCACCTTGTAGCGTTCCGTCACCTGCGCCAGCGTATCGGGCGCGGCGGCACTCCATACCGGCGTCAGATACAGGCTTTCCAGCACCGAGAAAAACACCCGCCCCTGCAGCACACGGAACAGCACCGCCACCGAGCCGACCGAGCCCCGGATCGCCGCATCGATCATCACCTCATTCAAGCGCGATTCCGCAACGACATCCTGCAGCCACCGCACCAGGGCCGGATCATCAGCATCGATGGCCGGAAAATGCCCGGCGCTGAACAACAGCGCCACGGAATCCTCCACCACCACCCGGCACAGCCCATAGCGTACCGAAGGCCGGCGCAGCCGCAACGGAATATACTCTCCCGCCGAGTTGCGCTCCTCGTGGAACTGGTAGGGCAGGTTGTCATACAGCGTGCCATCCAGCACACGGCGCAGAATATCCAGCTTCGCCACGCGCGCCGGCAGGCTCGTATCCGCCTGGATCGTGCCGCAAATCGTTTCAAACATGCAGGCCTCTTCTAATTTTCAGCGTTGCATCAGCGGCAGATGCAGCCTTCGCGCCGGCTGCCCCGCCATGGTGGCCAGCGTGTTCACCGCGCGGGAGAGCGCATCCACCTGATCATCCTTGCCCCCATGCGGAAACGCCCGCATCTCCGCCAGCAGCGCGTCATTCCAGGGCGCTGCCACCATCGCCAAATTCCCCGCATCCATCTGCGTCGCCGCTGGCATGGCGCGTATGGTCTTGGCGTCCCGTTCCGGGCTCGCCACAACCCGGTACCCTGTCAGGCTGCGCGTCAGCATGGCAATCTGCGCCGCCCCGGCCTGCCCTGGGTCCTGCGGCAGGGCAATCACCGTCCCCGCCCCATCCAGCCGTGCCATCTCCAAAATCTTCGCCTCCACCTGCGCCGGCGCCGCCTGCAGCCGCGCCACATCCAGCACCACCAGCAGATTCTCCGCCGTCACACCCAGCTTCAGCCCCACCGTGTAGTCCGGGTTGCGCCCCGGCGCGCCGAGGCTCGCCGCCAGATCCCATCCTCGTATCACCTGCCGCAGCGGCGGCGCCTCGGGCAAAATCCGCACCCGCGCGGCGTTAAAGAACGCCGCGTCTGGCGGTAGCGGCGTTTGCTGATACATGGCCGCAAATGCCCGCTCGCCCACCTCAAGGCGCCGCCGCTCGATATCCTCTCGTCCCTGCCATTCCGGCCACAGCGCCTCACCCGGCGCCCGGCCCAGCGCATCCCCAACCTCCGCCAACGCTGGCAGACGCAAGCATTTCCACCCCGCCTCCGCCGCCAGCAGTCGCCCGGCCAGGTCATCCTCATGCCACCTTGTCATGATCAGCACGATCCGCCCGCCCGGCTTCAGCCGCGCCGTCAGCTCACCCCGATACCAGTCATAAAGCGCATCGCGGGCCGTCTGGCTTTCCGCCTCAGCCCAGGACTTCACCGGATCGTCGATCACGATCAGATCCGCCCGCCGCCCGGTAATCGGCCCGCGCACCCCGGCGGCGAAGTATTCCCTCTCCCCCTCCAGGGCGAAGCACGATGCCGCCTTGCTGTCCTTGCTAATAGCAAGCCCGAGCCAGCTGCCATTCTCCTCGACCGCCATTCTAACCCGCCGGCCAAAATAATTCGCCAGAGACGCCGTATGCGCCGCGGCGATTACCTGTGCCCTCGGCCGTGCCGCCAGAAAATACGCCGGGAACAGCACCGACCCATAGGTCGACTTCGCTGACCCCGGCGGCATCTGCACCATCAGCCGGTCGACCGCCCCATCCGCAACATTTTGAAGACTGCCGATCAGCAACTCATGATGCCGCGCAAGCACCTGCCCCTTGGCCGCCATGGCCCGGCGGGCGAATTCAAGAAATCCACCCGCCGCCGTCAATCTTTGTATCAACCCGTCCGTGTGAGGCGTAGAACCAGTATGCCGGGAGGTATACGTCAAACTGGGGCAGGTGGGCAAGGAGAAAATAACATACTGTTAGAAAAAATATTAACGCCCCGCATTCAGCCCCCGCAAAACCAGTTCAATCCCCTGCCCATGCCAACGCTGGACCGACTTATGATCCGCCCCCAGCATTGTGCCTATCCTCCGCCACGGAAACAGATGCCGCCGGGTGATCGGATGCACCAGCGCCCGCGCGCCCAGAATCCGACGCAACACGTATTTCGTTTCAGGAATAATTGTTAACCATCCGAAAGCTTCATCCATGCGGCTGATCTCCGCCGCACTCGGCATGGCCGGGCGGACCACCGCCGCCTGCCAGCCGTAAGCCTCGAGTGCGGTATGCACCACGTCGAATTTCATCGTCCGCAGCTGCGTCGAATACCCGC